ATTTTACCATCTGACCATTTTGCATCAGGTAATCCATTTGTATATGATTTGCCATCATATGTTAATACTTGTTTTCTATTAGAACCCTCTTTGTATGAAACATGAACCCAGCCTGAACTACTTTCTCCTGTCCAAAATTCTAAAATACATTGATCAAAATTTACATTGTTAGTAAGCCATAAAGCTACTTGTAAATTAGAGACTCCAGCTATTTCAAAATCTACTGCTTCTCCTGAACAATGCTGTGATGTTGCTTTGCTACCTATTGCTTCTGATAATTCAGGGCTTCTATATCCTGATGTGATAGTGACAGGCTTATCAAACTTTGCTCTTACAGGCTCTAATACTTCATAACAAAGATCGCCTAAGTTTTTAATCTCTCCACTACCAGCTTTATTTTTAATACCTTTTCTTGTAGCTGTTTGAGATTTTTCCATCTCCTCTAAAGTGAAATGTTTGCTTAATTGCATTAAGACTCCTATGGTTTTTCTGGAAATTCTACTGCTTCTACTTCTTCTACTGTTGTAAGACCCTCTGTGATGTCTCTTAATTCTTGTCGCCAATTTTTAAATCCAGCTGATAATGTTGTTCCTTTTTCTTTAGCCATAGTGACTTCCCAATCGCTATCTGCTAAAAGTCTATTTCTATTTACTCTTAAATTATTTAATGCCCTATCTAAAGCTCCGTTATCCCATTCAGTTTTATTAGCTTCTTGTTCTGCAATTTCTTTAGCAGTTAAATCTAATTCTTCTATACCAGTTGGTCTTATAATTATTTTTTTCATTATGCTTTTACTCCATATAAATAACAGTTGCCTGATGTTATGTTTCCTGTACTAGCAAGAATTGTAAATCCACTTAAAGCAGTTGTGTTAGCATCATAATAACCACCACCAGTTGAGGTTACCCAATATCCTGTTTCTGAACTATAATGTTGAGAACTTTTATAATGATAATGTTTATATAAAGATGTGCTTAATGGATTAAAAATTGTTAATTCTGCGTTAAAAGATAATTTACTTGCATTTGATACAGCATAACCTTGTTGTAGTTTAAATTGGTCAGTATTTGTTTGATTAGATGTTCCATCACTTGAAGCTGTACCTATTTGTATTGCACCATGTTGTCCAACATTTTGATAATCTGAAGTAGTTACATCTGCATCTGATATTCTATATCTCATAGATATATTTGGATTATTTGTTGATGGAATAAGATCAGTTATAATTATTTTATAATGAGAATAAGCTGAAGTAAAATAACCATCAAAAGACAAACTGTTTGAACTAAAAGAACCAGAAGCTAATTTTACAAAATCCGAACTAACTGCACCCCAAGATAAAACTCCTGAACCGTCTGTTTTTAAAAGTTCGTTTGCATTTCCATCATTATTTGGAAAAGTTAAAGTGTATGAAGCATTTGCACTATGAGGTGGAGATTTTAATTTAATTCCATGTGAATTTTGAGAACAGTTTAATTGTAAATAACCATCTTGTGAACTGCCATCTCCTTTAGCTTCAAAACTAGGTAATGATGAAGTTGAAATTGCATTTATTTTATCTCTAGTTACTGCATCGTTTTGAATCTTTGCTTCTATAACTGAATCTGTTGTTAGTTTAGATGCTGAAACTGTATTGTCGCTTGGAGTTCCAATATCTAAAACATTTCCATATACCATTATGAAATCAATAACATCGCCTGTACTTAAACCTGATGCAAAAGTAATTGTTGAACCTGAAACTGTAAAAGAACTTATTGGTGCTTGGATTACACCATTCAAAGATACCAACATATGATTAGCAGATTCAGGTGTAAAATTAACTGAACTACTTTGCATAGTATATCCAGCTTGACCATTAACTACACTTATTGCGTCTAGTTTAACAAAATTTCCTACACTTGGTTCTTTACCTATATAAGCCATAATTAATATTGTAGAGATACGCCTGTCACTCTACACTCCTTACTTCCACTTGATTGATTTGCAAAACTTATTTTGTACTTCAACTGCGTTCCAGCAGTAACTGAAAGATCAGATACTTTACAACATTTAACACCACTTGCAAAGTCAGGTAATGCAGTTAATGTTGCTGTGCTAAAGTTTGAACCATTGTCAGCACTTAATTGTAAAACTAAATCAGAATTAAGAGCATTTGTTCCAGATGCATCGGTGTAAGTTATTACTGCGCCCATTTTTGAAGTTGATGAAGCTGTAATTGCATTGGATATAAAGTTTCCTGTTGCACTTGTTACTGTTACTGCATTAGGTGTGAAATTAGCTGAATATCTTGCAACATCAGAAAATCTAACTTCATCTAAATAACCATTTAAATAATAATATCCGTCTGTTCTATAACCAAAATCCATTGAACCTGAGTGATTATTTATAATACCATTTGGTGTAGTATTAGTAGTTAAAGATATATTTGTTCCATTTACAAAAATTTTGATAACTCCACTTGCTCTAGTAATAGCAACGTGTGTCCAAGTATTTGCTACAAAAGTGTAAGGTGCAATACAATCAACTGCTGTTGAACCACCTTGAACACTAACAATTTCAACATTTCCACTACTATTAATATAAACGTGATACCTATTATTAGCACTTTCTCTGCCAGATATTATACAGTAAGTTGTATTAACAGCATTTAACCAAACCCAAAATTCCATAGTAAAATCATTTGTTGAATAATTAAATTTTGCATGGTCAGGATAATCTAATTCGTCACCACTACCGTCAAAAGAAGCAGAATAACCACCAAATTTACTTTGTGCTGAACTTCTAGTAGTATTACCACTTAATGACGGTGCGCCAATATTTCCTGCACTATCAGTTAATCCTGTATCGTTCATATGAAGCAACATATCTGTACTTCCGTCATCTGAAAAAGCACTTTCTGAAGTAGTGACACTAGACACATATTCACTATCATTTCTGTCAGTATTAGTTTCTGTTCCTATTCCACTATCATCTTGGAATACATCATAACTTGCTGAATTAGAATTAGTTGCTACAAGGTTTTGATTTGCAAATACTCTTAAACCTAATCGTGCTAAATCTGTTTTAACATTTGGGTCAGCACCTACACCACTTGGTAATTCTGTTACACTTGTTAATGCGTTGTTATTTAATTTAATAATAGCCATTAGTAATTAGTTCCTATTCCATGTAGTTGAGTTTCTTTACTTCCAGCACTTTGATTTGCCCATTCTATTTTATAACGAACATCTGTTCCTGAAGTACAAGTTGTTTCTCCAAGTCTTACTTGTTTTACCCCTGTTGAATATACAGGAGTGATCGCAGAATAGCTTGATGCTTCTGTCCAATTAGTTCCACCATTACAACTGAAATAAACTTTCATATCAGTTCCTAGTGTTGCTGTACCTTGATTATCTTTGTATAAGATTGTACCTCCAACTTTTGTTTTAGCAGAGCCTACTGTGTTTGTGTTTTGAATAATTGTTCCTGTGGCATTTGTTGTAGGAACTGCCATTAATCCTGTCATTGTTAAAGTGTCAAACATATAATGATTAGTTCCATTATAATGAAAAGGATTTATCCAAAAATAAGTTTGTTTTGATGTGTTTGTAGCAAAATTAGACCCACTATATCCTGTCCAATCTGATGAAGATGTATAGGTTGTTCCATTACTAATACTGTTTCCTGATTTAATTTGAAGACCACCTAAAGAATTGTCACTATTATGTGCACTTCCACCTGAAGCATTATTATACATATACATGCCCATAGTCCAAAAATTTCCAGCACCATTAGTCCATCTACAAGACCAATCTCTTAATGCCATTGGTGTAGTTAATTCTAAACCTATAAATGTTGCAAAATAATTACTTGTTCCTGAGTTTGTTCTATTATGCAAAGCCCAAGCACCAGAGTTATTTCCATTATTAGTAAATAAACCTAAACCTTTTGTTCCAACTCCTGAAGTTTGATAATCAGGTGCAGAAGCAGTATTGTAATTACTAATCGTCGTGTAATCTCCACCCGGCCACCCTGAAAATGAACTTGTATTTGCGTGGTGGATAACAGGGTCAGAATTTATGTAAGTTGTATAATTTGATGAATTAATTGTGACAGATTGATCACTATCAGCACTACTACTTACATAACCACTTTGCACTTGTGCAGTAGTTTTAGTTCCTAAAGTATCTGTTGCAAAAGTATCAATGTGTTGGTTTGGTAAATTAAAAGAAGCTGAACTTTCATTAGTTGCTTCTCTTAATGCTAAAGCTGTTATATCTGATTTGACAGGCTGTAAATCTACTGATTGTGCATGTTGAGTGACACTTGAAGAAGATAATCTTCCATCTGCAAAAGTACCTGATGTAATTTTTGATGCTGGTAAATCAGGAACATCGTTTGCAGAGATTGGAGATGGTGCTACTGCTCTACCTATAAATGCCATATCTTAATCCTATGTTATTTCTAAAATACTTAATGTTGCATCAATTTTTGATGCTACTGAACAATCAATTTTTATCACATCAGTTGTTTGCATTACATATTTACCACCTGATAAAACTTCAAGTGAACTTCCAGCCGGTATTGATACATCTTTAACTACAAAAACTGTTTGATTTGTTTCTGTATCTGATGTGTCTGATTCTATTTTTACTGAAGCTGTGACTGATGTTGTGTGAACATTACACATAGTTAAACCAATTACTACTGTCGTTGTAGATGATGGAACTGTGTATAGTGTTAATGGTGTTCCAGCCGAACTTGGCATTGCATCATTAGTTTTTACTTTAAAAGTGTTTGCCATATTATTTTCCTTATCCTAGTGCTATTGCAAGTGGTAAAGCATTTGGGTCTGTTTCTGTTATAGTTCCTGTCACACTTACTCCACTTGGTAGTGTTATAGCATTAGTTGATGTATTTATAGTAAATAATTCTAAATTATCTGAGCCATCATTAACTTTAATTTTTATAGTATTTGATGTGCCATTATCAACCCATATAGTACCAGCAACAGCCGATGATGGTGCTGAATTACCAATATTAGATGAATTTATTGCTGATAAAATATTATTAAGTTCAGTTCTAAAAGAAGCAAAACCTTGATTGTCCAATAAAAAATCTGAAACTTGTGCCATATCTAATCCTTATATTTAAAATTTGTTAAGATTTCAAGCCAAAACCCTGTGCTTGATAATCAAATGTTCTACTTATTCCTACACTACTACTATTAAAAAATCTAATTGTAAATCCATCTTTTGTCTTTGATGATAATGTAAAAAAGTCTCCAACTGCCATTCCTTGACCCATAATAGATAAACTTGGAATTGCAAAAAAAGAACTGTTATATGATACAGTTGTTCCACTTGCAGATGATACAATATCTTCTTTTGTATCTACTCTTTTTTCAAAATTAACTGTAAATTTTAAATCATGTACCTTTGATCTTACTTTAGCATTATCACAAGTAAGCTTGGCTCTAAATTTAAAAAATCTACCTTTTAATGTTGTTTGCTGTGCAATTTTTCTAAAATTAGTAATACTTGCTAAACTTGTGTCAGAAAAACCAACTTGTATTTCTGCACCAGCTTGAACTTCAGGGCTACCATCAAAAGGTGCTTTAGCATCCTCAAATTGTGTTGCACCTCTACCTGAGTCAAATAAATCATATTCATCTTCTGAACTCATACCTAATTTTGCTCCTAAAGTGACATCATAAATAGCATCTAAACTAAGTGTGTTTGCAAATGTATAAAAACCTGATGACTCAACATTACCACCAAATTTAGTTGGATTAGATGTAGAGTCAGTTCCACCTAAATCAAATCTTCCCTCAGCAGAATCTGTATTTCCTACACCATCATCAAAATTAGTTATTGTATCTAAAATTAAAACTTTTCTATTCGCATTATCAGTTGATATTGCTACATTACTATCTCGTGTTCCATTAAAATCTGCCATAATTACTCACTAAATGATTGTGTTTGAACAAAGTTATTTAAACCTGATATTACTGTTGCTACAACAGATGCGTTTGCACTTGCATTACCAAGTTTATCTACTGCTTTAATTAAAAAACTTCCTGTCGTTGCATTAACTGTCACAGTATTTGATTTTCTCCTAACTACTTTTGTTAATGGTGTACTTTCATTCCAAGTAGCACCTGAACTAACATCTTGAAATCTTATTTCATACCAAGATATATCTAAATCTTCAACAGGTGTCCATGATAACTCCATTTGATTTGAGCCTACTAAAGATACAGATAAATCATCTACATCTGCTGGTGTTTCAGTTGCACCTACTATTTTTCTTTGTGCTGATACATAAGTAGAAGATACATTAAAAGTGTTTATCGCTTTTACTCTTACATCATAAGTGGCATCATCTATTACATTTAAAAATTCATGTTTTAATTGTGTACCACTTGATATTATTTTAAAATCTGACTCTGTGCTTTGTTTAGCTTCAACTTGATAGTATTGAACAAATTGGTCTGTACTAGCAGTAATATTTATATTTAATCTTGTTATTACAATTCCATCAGCATACTCTATCATTTCATCTGATAGTGATATTGAAGCTGGTGGCTGTATAGAAAATGGATTTGGTAAAGTAGTTGTTGGTGTACTTGATACCTGTCCTTTAGTTGCAAATGTATAATGTGATGCTTGGTATTCCACTAAATTAAGATTGATAGTATAATCCTCATTAAATGTCATTGATAGCACTCTAAAAGCTTTATTCGTAAATCCAAGCGATGATAAAGTAATATTACAAATATCTCCAATGTGTAATTCATAAGCTTTAAATCCACAGTTAATACTAAGACCTAAAGATTCTCTGCTTCTCCTTAAAATAATCTCAGCCATTTCCTCAGCTTGATATGGAGAAGTTATAGTTCTAAAATCAAATCTACCCTCTAGTAAAAATCCACCATCTGCTGTTTTCATAGTTGCGTGTTTATCTGCTGTTGAATATCCACTATCGTCTATGGCTGGATATTGAATTTCATCTACTTGGTAATTTCTATCAGGATTTATATATGAAACAATTACTCTGTTATATTTAGAATTTTTTGTGGGAGATGCTAAAGAATATCCACCAATAATATCATCTTCTGTTAGTGATACTGAAGCTGAGCCTGTTGTTTCAATAACTAATTTATATTTACCTTGAACATAAGGAAGATAACCTCTCATTCCTTTTACTATTTCTCTTACATTGTCTAATACTTTTTTTGATGTATCAATTACAGCATTACAATCAAATATATTAATATCACTACCACCTGAAAATGGTGTGACCTGTGTGACGCAAACTTGTGAAGCATCATAAAAACTTTGTAAATCTAAACTTGCTGTTGCAATTCCTTTTCCATATCTTTCATTTCTTAAATAATCTAATAAACAAAAAGCTGG